GTACGCCCTGACTTGATCGAGTGTCACATAATCACTTGCGGCCATGTCGTCCTTTCGTCACTGCCGGGGTCGGCGGGTATGCCACCCGCTTGTTCCATCGGCCAGCAAAGCCCTGCTCCTCACCTTCATACAGCTCAGCAATGCCGCGCTCGATAAGGAGCTGGGCCACGCCTGGCGGTGGGTTGATCACGTCGCCAGGATTGGCAAGGCCCCACGGCTTTAAGAGCTTAATCTTCATCGATCTTACACTCCTTCGGCTTGCCGTTCTCCGCCCAATCATTCAAGTACTGATGCTTGATCTGCCAGTCATTTGTCGGCCAGGTTGAGACGACCTGAAGATGACCCAACTTGATGTGATTGGCCTGGTAGATCGTCTTATTGTGCTCTCTCCACTTCTTCCAGAAGTAGATGTCGGCGTCAATCTTGTCATCATCCCAGTCACCACTTGGCCCAGGTTGCGACCATAGCCACGGCTTGGGGATGTCCTGCAATGCACGCAACTTGATCAGCGTCATTCCAAAATGACCAGTCTCAATAGGCGTCAGATCCGGCTCAAACTCGTCAAGCGTGGCCGATCTCTTCAACTGCCCGAAGGCATCCTTCATTGTGAACAAGAACTGCTCATTGTTGCGCCGCACCTGGACCGGGACGATAGCGTCCGCATCGGGATACTGCGCCGCCAAGGTCAGCAGCTCGCGCACGTCGTCACCGGTGAACAGCGTGTCATAATCGAGAGCAATTGCCCATTCGATGTTCTGCTCGATCAACACGTTGAGCGATCGCTGAATGCCTTGTTCCCAGAACGCGCCGCCAAACTTGTACAAGGGAATGTTGAACTCGTGTGATCTGAGAGCCTGCCAAGCGCAACCCCAGTGATCATTCCACCCTAAGCGAGGAACGCTCATCACCGCTGCTACTCGCGCTTTGACCTCAATCCGCCCATCGAGCTGCTGCATATTCGATGGCTTCACGCCTTGCAGATTCAGCGAGATCGGCAAGGCCGCGCAATCCTGAATCTCTGAGTCCCACGTCGTCACGTCTGTTAGGCCAACATAGCGCAGCATATCGCGCAGCTTGGCATCGGTATAGACGCTCTTGTGGTAATCGCTGTCATCTGTCTGGCCACCCATCAGCCAGCCTTCCACCGGTGCTGACGGGTCACTCACTCGCGCTACAATTTTCTGCAGATCCGGAACGGCAATCCGCAGACGTCCGCCAGGTTTGAGGACGCGCACCCATTCTTTGAGCACGTCGACCGCCTCGCGATGGCCAAAATGCTCGAGGATGTGAGAAGCGCGAACTTCATCAACAGAGCCATCAGCATAGGCAGGAAGCGGGAAAACCTCCTGCCCAGTCTGACGGTCGAGAGTCGTAAAACCCGGAATCTTTTGCAAGCCTCCACCCAGGTTCAACTTCATTGACTAGACCTCCTTGACCACGTTTGAGCCGTAGCCAGACGTTGACGCCGGATCATTGTCTGATCGGTCAAAAAACGCAATCGCGCTCACTGGTAGATTGCTATTCGTTGAAGCCGTGCCCGGGGTAACCGCAAGTCGCAGATACCGCTTGCGGTTGCCATTGCTACGATCCACGAAGAAGCGTACCGATTCCGACGCTCCGACAGCAGCGGCACCCGTTGACAGCGCGGTGATCTCTGCGAAGTTCGTGACAACGGTGTCATCAGACTCAAGCATCTTGATGCTAGCCGGAGCCACACCCGCTCCCGCAAGTGCGCCCAGACTGACAATCACCTCAACGCTGCCTTCTCCAATGCAGTCCAGATTCGCCGTTGCGGTAGCTCCCGAGGTAACGGTAGCAGGCACCAGCATAACCGTTGATTTGAGTTTCTTTTGATTATTCAATGGATCACCTCCCTTAGGCCGCAGCCGTGATGAGTCCGACGATCGGCCCGGCAGCAGTCGTGTTGCCGACGTCGTGAACGTTGATGTCAAATCGCTCCGTGCCACGGATGGCCAGCTGGTCCTCCGCGAACTTGTACTCCGAGGACAGAGCCAGCGAGAGCAGTCGACGATCGCCAAAGGTCGAGCCAAGACGGAAGTTGCCGAGCAGCGCACAGATCTGGCTGTTGGCCTCCGTGGTCGGCATCACCTGGCTGAGGACGACAGGGTAGCCAAGGAACCGCGGCACACCACCATTGGCGATGTCGACCACCGTGTTGCCGCCCGCGGCCGTCTGCAGCTTGTGGGCAACCGTGTCAAAGAAGGTCGCGCTCATGATCCACACGGCACCATTGCGAGCGTAGAGCGGGAGCTTGCCGAGGACGCCGTGGAAGTCGCCCAGGACAATCTCCGAGTAGGCGTTACCGGTGGCGACCTGAAGCCCCTTGATGTTGGCGATAGTCGAGTCCACAGCACGCAGCTTCGACCGCACGCCAGTGATGCCGCCATAGGTCGAGGTTCCATCACCGTTGAAATAGCACTCATCCTCTTTCTGGCTGAACGCGTAGGCAATCTCACCGGCAAGGTCGTCACCGATGGAGATCATCGCGTCCTCGTTCAGCTCGCTTGACCAGAGGGTCAGGGCAGCAAGCTTCTTGGCGACCAGGTTGATCTGATCCCAAGTTTTGTCGCTGTTGGTGATCGTGGCAGCCTCACCGACGAAGTAAGCCGTCAGGCCACCCACGCGGCGTGGAATCGTGAGCGTATCGGAGGACATCGGGACGACTCGCGCCACCTGACGGGCCACGCCGTAAGTCTCACGCAGATCGATGATGTCCGTCGAGAACTCCGGTGGGACAAGGTATCCGCCGAGGTAGTTGGTACCCTCGCTCAGAGCCTTGGTCTGGATGCCGTTCTGATCGCACCACGCTTTGCTGGCCGGATCTCCGACAACCGCACCCTTGAACCACTTGCCGAAGCGGTAAGCACGCTCATCGGCCGACTTGCCAGCCACGGTGCCCTTGAAGTTTTTAACCTTGCTCACCCGCGAGAACTCGATGGTAGGCGCGGGGATCGTGTTGTCCGCCTTCGTGCTTGGCGTTCCACTGTGGCTATACGTGATTACGCTTGATTTCATTGCCTCGATCTCCTCGAGCTGCTTGACCTCGGTCTGCAGCGTGGCGATCTGCTCATTTCGGCTCTTGATCTCCGTCAGCTTGTCAGCGGGGATCGCGGTCACATCCGGATGAGCGTCGAAGGCGGCTTTCTGCGCCGTCTTCAGGCCATCCAGCTCAATCAGCTTTTCCTGAAGTTTCGTCATAATGCTCCTATGCTATCTGCAGTTTGAGAAATTCAACATAAAGGGTTTTGGCATCCTGGCCATACTCCATTTCAGGCTTGCCTGGCTCGTCGTCCTCATCGTCGCCCTTGGGCTTGTTGCCCAGCTCCTCCGCCATTTTGCGAAGGCGGCCACAGGCTTTCTCGAGGTCGTCGGCCATCTCCGCGCACATTGTGCCGTGCGTTGGAGAACCCTTTCTGCCTTGCGATTTGCGGAGTTCGGAGATTTCCTTGATCCGCGTTTCGAGTCCCTCAACCGCAGTCAGCACGGCGCGGGAATGCTCAGCGAACGTCAAACCAGTCAGCGATTTTGCGTCCATGATAATTGCCTTGTCATTTGCCGGTACGGTGACCGGGGAATATTCATACAGCTTCAACTTCTTGAGCAGGTAAACAACGTCCCGCCCATCGTCATCAAACTTGGCGAGGATCTGCATTTGCTTGTCGACTGGCAAGCCATAAGCGGCGATGGTGTTGGCCAGCCCAGCACGGTCTACAACGTCATAATCAAGCACCTGATATCCGATCGACAGACGCTTGACCACGCCATCGCGGATCAAGGTCATGGCATCCATACCCTTTGCCGTGCGGCTGATCCTCGAGCGGGTCAGCAGCCCATAGCCATCCTCTTTGGCCTCGACAGGTACGCCGATGGGAGTCATCCAGTCATGCTGCCAGCAGACAACGCCATCGGACAAGAAGCGAGGAATGTCAGCATTGAACGCGCCCGGCAGGATCATGTCACCGGTGGAGTCAATGTTTAGGATTCCGGCAGCGTAGCCGACGAACTCGCCCGCATACTGACCGCTATCCATCATCTCCGCCTGCTTCACCTCAAAGGCCAGCGTCTTTCGTTGAATGTCGTCAAACCGCTTTTCCATT